CTGGTCACAAGCACACCCTGCTGGTCAGCCCGACCGGTTCGGGGAAGACAGTGATCTTTTCATACATCGCCGCCGGCATGGCCCGGAACAACAAGCGCATCCTGATCGTGGCCCACCGCCGCGAACTACTGAAGCAGATCAGTGCCGCCTTGAAGAAGGTCGGCGTGGCGCATGCGGTGATGACCGGCGGGTATCGCGGCGTGCCGACGGCGAACGTCGTCGTGGCATCCGTGTTCACGCTCGTGAAGCGAATCAAAGGCATGCAGCCGTTCGATCTTATCGTCGGCGACGAGGCGCATCACTTCACGCCTGACTCCAGCTGGGGCAAGGTCGTCATTGGTTTCCCGCGTGCCCGCGTATTGGGCGTCACAGCCACCCCTGAGCGCCTCGACGGCAAGGGGCTGGGTCAGATGTTCGACGACATGGTGATGGGCCCTACGGTGGCTGAATTGACCGCTCAGGGGTTCCTATCCCACGCCATCGTCTATGCGCCGAGCGCGCCGGATCTGAACGGGGTGGGCACGCGCATGGGCGACTACGTGCAGAAGCAGCTTGAGGAGGCGATGGTGAAGACCGTCATCACCGGGAGCGCAGTCAAGCACTACGGGAAATACGCGTCGGGCAAGAAGGCTATCGCGTTCTGCGTGAGCGTGAGGCACGCCAAGGATGTGGCTGCAGAATTCCGGGAGGCTGGCTACACGGCCAGCCACATCGACGGCGGCATGAATGAAGAGGAACGCGACGGCGTCCTGAAGGCGTTCGAGGAAGGCCGGGTGCAGGTGCTGACCAGCTGCGATCTGGTGAGCGAGGGCTTCGACCTGCCAGCGGTGGAGGTGGCGATCCTGTTGCGCCCGACGAAGTCTCTGGGCCTATACCTGCAGCAATGCGGGCGCGCGATCAGACCGCACCCTGACAAGGAGAGGACCATCATCCTCGATCACGCCGGCAACACGGCGCGGCATGGGTTCATCGACGACGACCGCGAGTGGACGCTGGCCGATGGTTTCGTTCAGGGGCGCGGTAAGGGCGACAAGGCTGAGACGGTGCGAACCTGCACCGCCTGCTTTGCCATGCACAAGCCAAGCCCGACCTGCCCGGTGTGTGGCCATGTCTATCCCGTGAAGCCGCGGATGGTGAAGCACATCGATGGCGATCTGGTGGTGACGTCCCGCGATGGTGAGCAGGACATGACGACCGCAGAGGGCGTGCTTCAGAATAAGTTCAAGGTGCTGACCAGTGTCGGGCGCAAGCGTGGGTATAAGAACCCCACGCTCTGGGCATACAATGTCATCTGCGGTCAGGAGGCTGCGCGCATTGCGAAGAAGGTGGGGACGCGAGCCGTTCCGACCACGAACGGGCTTACTCAGGAAGAGAGGGTGTCGATATGGAAGACGATAACGGGGACGAATCAGGGCTCGATGCGGTCTTGATACCACTCTCGCTGATACAGGCACTGTCAGTTGGCCTGCTGCGGGCACTGGATGAGTGGCAGGAAGAGCGCGGCATCGAGGAGATGGAGGCCAGCAGGTGCTTCGTGGCGATGGCCGCAGCGGTCAACGCCGCAATGGAATGCCTGAGCGGTGAGACGGAAGGGGTGACGTTGCAATGAGCATCGGTTATTTTTCGGATGAGTTCTGCGATGACCTGACGCGGTATATGAAAACAAAGCCGCAGGGGGCTGCGTTTTTCGGGCGGCTGCGCAAACGGCTGCAGTCACATGCAGTTCACTTTAAACTACCTGAGGACGGGTACGTGCTGCCAGATTCTGGTGACAGCGTGATCGTAGCCACAGATGTGTTGAAGCCACCGTTCCCAACTACCGTTATTGAATTCGTGACAGCCGACAGCGTGTTGAAGCCCGGTGAATTTCGATCCTCAAAACGTTTGGTTATGGCGGTTGATGAGGGTGACAGCGTCGTGCTCTTCCCCGCCTTTTTTAGAGACCACAAAGCTTGCTGGATACCGCCAGCGATCTACTGGCGGTTCTACTACGGTAAGGAGATCACGCTAAGCCGGTCGGAGGCGAAGGCTCTCACCGACGACATTCTTGCAGCGGGGGAGGTGTGGGATGGAGCGATTAGCAGCTGGATGTCTTTGGATCTCTACATCACCGACGAGTTGCGGAACCTAAACCAAGAACTGTCCGTTTACATGGACTTCTGCAAGGCTCTGGCGGAATACGACACCGAGTTCACCGACCACCGTCCCGACGCAGAGACCGCAAGGCAGCGCCGGATTCGTGGGAAGAAGCCGCTCTACACCTACAAGGTCATCACGATCACCGGGAAGCGCCGGGTGTCGGAGGTCAGCAAGGGCGGCACACACGCATCACCCGTCGCTCACCTGCGTCGTGGCCATTGGCGGACATACAAGTCTGGTCGCAAGTCGTGGGTCAGAGCCGCGATGATCAACGGCACGGACGGCATCGTGGTGAAGGATTACAAGGTGGAGTCACGGGCATGAGTACCGATTTTGAAGAGTGGCTACTCGTGCAGTCTGAGAGGCTTATGAGAGAGTGGATTACCACCGGCCCCTGCATACCCGCTAAGATTGCATTTGAAAAAACGGACAAAGGTGTAGCCATACATATTATGTATGATGAAACGAAACCTAAGGTTCGACACATCTCAATCGATGACATCCTTGATTGGAAGCCAACGGCATGAAAGAAGCAATCCTCCAAGCCGAGATCCGTCTCGCTCTGGGGCGGCGAACGGACATCATGATGTTCCGCATCAACGTGGGTAAGTTCCGCCCTCTGGACGGCGGGGCTCGCGTGATTCAGTCGGCGCCGGAGGGAACCCCGGACTTGCTGGGTGTCATTACCCCCGGTCGCGCGTTTGCCATCGAGGTGAAAGCACAGCGCGGTAAGCAGCGTCAGGTGCAGGCTGCGTGGCAGCTTGCATGGGAAAGGCGCGGCGGAATCTATATCTTAGCCCGCTCTCTCGATGACGTTTACAAGGGGCTTGACATAAAACCGTAGACAGCGGTATGCCTGTAAGCCCACAACAACAATACCGGAGGCATACATGGGAGCACTATCCGTCCGTGACCAGACGCACTGGCACGAGCTACGATCTCAACACATCGGCGCAAGCGAAGTCGCGGCGCTGTTCGACATGTCCCCGTTCACGACGCTATGGCAGCTGTGGATGGAGAAGTCTGGCAAGCTGCCGCCCGAAGATCTCTCGGGCAACAAGTCTGTTCAGGCCGGCACCTTCCTCGAAAGCGGCATCGCTAACTGGGCGGCGCACCGCTGGGACATGAAGATCGAGAAGGTCGTCGATTACTATACCGCGGATGACTGCCCCGGCATGGGCGCATCGCTGGATTTCCAGACGGACGGCGGTCACCCGGTCGAGATCAAGTGGTCGGCCCACGGTGACGGCTGGGAATACGAAGGTGACACGATCACCTGCGCTCCCGACAACTACGTCCTTCAGGTTCTGCACCAGATGGCTTGCACTGGCGCTGAGTATGGCTGGCTGATTGCGCTGATACGGAACGAGCCACGCCGCATGAAGGTTCCTCGCAGCGTGGAAATAATTTCGAAAATTAAATCTCATGTCGCGAAGTTCTGGGACAGCGTCCGGGCAGGCGAAGAACCACCGGTGGACTTCAATAAGGACGGAGACGCCGTGGTGCGCCTGCTGGACTTCGTGCCCATGTCTGAGGTCACGCTCACCACGGAGCATGCCCACTTGTTCCAGACGTATCAGGAGAACGCTGCGATTGAGAAGGAGGCCAAGGCCAAGAAGGACGCAGCGAAGACCGAGCTTCTGACTCTCAGCATCGAGGAGATGAAGAAGATGAACACGTCGCAGGACAAGGCCGTCGTGAAGTGCGGCGACCACAAGCTGTCGATCAGCACCATTAAGGCGTCGGTCGGCACTGAGATCACGGAGCAGATGATCGGCACGTTCTACGGCGCCCGCTCCGGCTACAAGAAAGTGACGGTGTCAAAGTGAAGAAAGAAGACGTGATGATGCGGGTAAACCGCGAACTGCTGGGCAAGCTGCGCTCAGTGGCTGCACGCCACCCGCTCAAGCCCACCCTGCGCGCCACCGTTGAGCGCGCGATTGAACTGATGATTGAAGATCTCGAAGAGGAACTGAGCAATGTCAACAAGTAACCTCCCGGCCAAACCGATGGACCGGTTCAAGCAGGAGCTCGCCATGCGCGAGAGCCACCTGCGCAGCCTGCTTCCGCAGGCCATGACCGTCGATAAGTTCCAAGGCATCGTCGTCGCCGCTGTGGCCGACAACATGGATCTGCTGGAGTGCGACCGTGGCTCGCTGCTGAAGGCGTGCCTGAGCGCCGCAGAACTGGGCCTGAGCCTCAACAAGAACATGGGTGAGGCAGACATCCTGAAGGTGTGGGATGGCCGCCTGAAGAAGAACGTGGCGCAATTCCGGCCCCGCTATAAGGGCCTGATGAAGCTGGCCATGCAGTCGGGTGAGGTGCTGAAGATCGAGAGCCGGCTGGTTCACGAGAACGATCTGTTCGAGGTTGTAGAAGGTCTGGACTCCAGCATCGTCCACAAGCACGGCCTGTCCAACCGCGGCGCGATGGTCGGTGCCTACTGCGTGTGGAAGCTGAAGAACGGCGAGACCCAGTTCGAGGTGATGAGCAAGGAACAGATCCTCGCCATCCGTGATCGCTCATCGGCCAAGACTAAGGACGGCAACATCGTCGGCCCGTGGAAGACGGACGAAGCCGAGATGTGGCGCAAGACTGTGGTCCGCCGGGCCAGCAAGTATATGCCGCTCTCGACCGAAGCGCAGCGCGCCGTGGCCGTGGACAATCAGGCGGAAGGCGTGATCGAAGCTGACGAGTATGCCGGCAGCGAAGTCGACATCACGGACTTCGAGGAAACTCCAGCTGCAGAAGTGCAGGTGCAGAGCCTCGAAGAGAAGCTGGCTGCCAAGACAACGGCAGCACCGCGCCAGAAGAAGGAACTCCACATCGACATTCTGGAGCCGCAGGAAGAAGGCGACATGGTCGATTGGGATGAATGGTGCGAGGCCGCATACGACATCGTCGCGAAGCTGACACCGGAAGAGCGCAGCGAGTGGCGTGAACTACACAACGGCTATCTCGACGAAGCCGAACTGATGGCACCGCGCGGCGCCTCGAAGCTGCGCAAACTGTTTAACTGAGGAGAGAGTGAATGGGTAAGAAATACGATCTGGTCGTCAAGGTTGGCGAATACACGGATGGACAGGGCCAGACCAAGGGCCGCTTCAAGAATGTCGGCGTCGTGATGGATGGGCAGAACGGCCCCTACATCCTGCTCGACCGCACGTTCAATCCTGCTGGTGTCGGCGGCAACGATGGCCGTGAGAGTATCATCGTCTCGATGTATGAGCCGAAGCAGGACGGCGCTCAGCCCACCCAGCAGCGGTCAGCAGCGCCCGCTCAGCGGCAGCCAGCACCGCAGCGTCCGCTGGACGACGAAGTCCCGTTCTGAGTTACGACATCTACTCGATCTGGAGGGGGGCGTCTTCGTCCTCCTCCTCTTCTTCAGGGATTAGATCGTCACGATCATCCTCGACGAGAGCGGTCCGCATTGCATCGATCATCGCCTGCCGCTTCAGTTTGCCCGCGCTGTTCAGCTTTGAATCCGGGTAAAGCTCAATGATCACGGCCTCGCGTAGCGCCTGCTCTGACGGCGGCTTGATTGCCTTGGCCATACGGCCACCGTCGACGTCCTTCTGGAACTTGTCGACGATGACTTCCATCTCTTGCTCGAATCGAGCGCGGATCCGTTCAGCCTCTGCGGCATTACCCTTGTTCTCAGCGACGACGGCGTCCGCCAGCATCTTGCTCAATCGCAATGTGTTGTTCCGTTCGGCATTGCGCGTTGATTGTTCAATACGCTCAGATGCGCGCCTACCCTGCTGCTCCCGGGCGATAGACGCAGACTGGAAACCGGCGGCGCGAGCGAACTGCTCAAACCAGCTACTCACCTCCTCAGGCTTTTTAACGATACTGCTGTAGCGTGTTCGAACCCCCTCCTCAGGATACTGCACGAATCCCTTCACTAGATCGGACGGTCCCTTGCCGATAAACGGCGAGATCAACGTCGTGTAAGCGGCAATCGGCTGAACGCCTGAGTTGCGACGCTCCATATACTCTTGGAACTTTCCAAACGTCGTTGAAATTGCCGGGACAACTGAAATCGGGCTGTTCAATTCTGGCCAAAGCGACGTGAAGCCAACACGCTGTCCGATGTTCAGGCCGGTGAGCATGCGCGTCGGGCCATAGAGTGCCGCCTCTGCAGCGCGACGTCCCTCTTCCCCATTGCCAAACATGTCAGCCAGCATTTGCTGCGCCTCCATGCGAACGTCGAGGTCTTCGCCGTCAAACAACTTATAAAGATACTCAAATGCGTTAATGGCGTCATCGCCAAGAGGTATAGCGTAAAGGATGCCAGCCACCGTGTACATGCTAAGCAGCACAAACGTGCCGGCTATTTTGCCACGCGGCCCCTGCTTTGTGAAGTTGCGCTTCAGCAGGGACATCAAGTTCAAAGGATACTGCGAGAACTGGAAAGCCACGCCGCCGGCGCCACGCATGACGCGCGGCTTATCAATCTGACCGCCCATGAAAGTCGCTGTTTCAACCATAAACTCGGCAACATCAAACGGGTCAGAACCGCGCTCCATGATCGCCTGAGCGCGCTCGTCATCCTTATAGGCATCCTTCCAATTCTTCAGGGCGGTTGGATCCTTGGCGTATCGATAAGCAGTGATGAAAGCCGCGACCTTATTCATCTCCTCCGTGACCGAGACCACGCTCGACCCGTACTGGAAATACCGCTGCATCTTTTTTTTCAACGGGCCAGCTTTCGTCAGGCCGATGCCGGCCTCCATGCCCATGAGTTCAGGGTTCATTTGAGCGCGCGTCGTGCCGCGCTTATTGGCGAGCTTCAAAGCGTCCCGCTCATCTCGCGTCAGGCCGGGGATCTTCTCAGGGTTGATGTGCAGGCCGTAGCCAACGGCACCCCTAAAGCCGCCCATGACCTGCACGCCCATGCGATAGACGTCGAGGCCAGCCGACGCCTTCATGATCATCATCTCCGGGGCCGTGACAGTCCACACTGACATGGCGTTGACAGCTGACGAAGCAATGCTGGCCCACATCGAGTTATAGAAACCAATCGTGCGCGCCGCGCGTAAAACACCCCATTCAGGGCTGTCGACATACTGATCCCAGCTTTCGGCATACTTCTTTTCCGGTGCGGCAGCCTTGCGCTTCAGGTTGTCAAAGGCCGCGGAATAGTCCTTACGATACATCCGGTCTGACACGGTCGTGGCGATGATCCGGTTGTAATCGAGCAAACGGTCCGTGAAGTTTGTGTCGTAGCCCGGGATGTCGCGCGACTCCTTCATGAACCCAGCGATGAGATCATCCATCAGGACGGAGCGCACGTTCTTGTCGAGGTCGGCGATGAAACCCTTGGCGATGGCGGCGGCATCTTTCGAGCTCACGCTCTCCACGGATTCCGCGCTGAACATGCCGCCCAGAGTCTTGTCAAAATACTTCTTCACCATCTCGCCAGAGCGAGCGTCCATCAGGTTCAGCAGCTTATCCAGCGAAGACAGATCATCGATAGACAGGCGCTTATCCATGTCCGCACCCATGCGCGAGACGACGACCTTGTAACCCTCGGTGGCGGGGTATTTGGCTTGGATCTCCTTGATCTTTGCGTCCACCCCGGGGTCTGGAATTTTTGCTGCGATCTTCGGACCGACCAGATCCTTCAGCCATTCGAGGCTGTCCAACATGACGAAAGCGCCGCTCTCCAACGATCCGTCCGGACCGTAGACCATGATGCGGGTATCGCCTGAGCGCATGAACGGGATGTAAGACGTGATGCGCCGCGCCTCCAAGGCGTCGAACAGGCGCAACAGATCATCCCGGAAAGATTCGTCCTCTACCGTGTTCATGATCGACTCACGGCTATAGGCGCCGTCGTAACCCATAGCCGTCAGGATGGACTTCGCGTTTAGCGTGTAGCGGCTTTCAAGATAATCACGGATCTCATTCAGCATCCGCGTCTCATTGGCGTCCAGCTTCAGCGTCTGGCCCGGCTTGGACAGTTCGGGCTTCATCCGGCGCTCGATGCCATCCTTGCCCTCACGCATGATCTCGCGCGTCTTGATCGAGAATGGGCGCCCAGTGTCCCGCACGGGTGTCCGAGACAGGCGCAGATATTCCAGCACCGCATTGATCTTCTGCCGCGACTCATCGGGCATCAGGTTGAGCTCGTGCAGCATTTCCTCATGCTCAGCCATGAGGAGGTTTCGCATCTTGATCTTGTTGTTCGTGATGCGGTGCATCGGCTCGAACAGCTTACTCTTGCGGGCAATCGACGAAGCCGTCGACACAAACGAAGAGCCCCAGCCGATGTTGCGGATAGGGTCAATCGTCTTCGGGGGAGGCGTCTGCCTCTCCAGAATGTTCTGCGTAATGTCGATGGAGCAGTTCGAGCCGAGCATCAGTCGCAGCCCCTATTCTGTTTCTGCAGATTCGCGCGTTCGTTCATCACCTTATCGTCTGGTTTTTGCACGGCGGCAATGGCGTCCTTCATTTCAGCAGGTGTGCCGGTGTCCATAGTTTTGAGAGCGGTCTTCTGCTCTTTGGCGATTATATCGCGGAGCCGCTTTAGCGCAGCCTCCTTGGCATCAAAAAGCCGGTCAATCTCTTTTTCAAATTCCTTGCGCGCCTTCGTTCGTCGATCCATGAAACGACGCTCATCATCCTCGTTTTGAAGAAGATTGTAATAGGCATCCTCTGCGGCGGACGTTTCGCGATAGGCCCGCTCATATTCCGTTTCGGCGACGTTCTGGTTCGATGGACGACGCGCATCCTCAATGCGGTAAAGCAGATTTTCTAACCGGTTGGACGCCGCATCAACGTCCTTTTGAGCGTCACTGCCTTCGGGCAAGTTGTTATACACGCCATCCAATTCGTCGATCAGGTTCTCTAGATCGTCGATGCTGGCGCGCATGCCTTTCGCCTCAACCGACCGCGCACGATCCAGAGCGCGCTTGGCACGCTCCCCGGCCAAAGACGACACGCTCATATAGCGCGCGCCCTCACTCTCCTGCAGCATGGTCAGGGAGTTGAACTTGCCGTCCGCCTTGGCAAGACTATCGAGCGCCTTGATCAACGGCGACGTGGCGCTAAGATTGAACAGGCCCTTGGCCTTTTCCGCCAATTCCGACAGCCAGTTACGGATCCGGGCGAGGGTCGAGTCCTTCACGTCGAACCGCTTGCGCATGATCTCGGTGGCGTTGACCGCCCAGAACTCACTGGGGTTCACGTATTGGTAGTAGGAATAAGGGACCAAACCCTGATTGATCAAGTTAATGGCGATGTCCCACCCTTTGTTCGGCCCAAGGGTTTCGTTGCCGACCGTGAATTTCGTGCGACCATGCAGTGCGCGCAGAGCCTGAAAGAACGTGTTGATAGGTGCGTTGGACTTGCCCTTCTCGGCAGCCTTGTTGAATTCACGCAGCCACGTCTTGCGGATTTCAGTCTGTACATCGGGCGGCATCATGCGCTCGGTGTGGTGCAGCATCTCGTGAACGGCAGTCGTGTCGGAGGCGCGATTCTTGAAGAGTTTAATCAGCCGGCGCGCATCATCGTACTGACCGGCTACGCCCTCTTTCTTGGTGGTGAGCGTTGAGATCGCCAGACCTTCAGCCAGATTGGGGTTGCCCTTCAGCGCCCACAGCATGAAGTCCAAGGTCTCATCGGACACATTGCCTTTACGCTTTTCGCGGAAAAGCACTTCCATAATGCGGTCTGCGCCACGCGCCCTACCCCTCTGAGCCACGCGGTAGTTACGACCATCCTTCATGTAGTCGATGTATTCGGCGAGATCCGCGACGTTGGAGGCAAGCATGCCATCATCGATGCGACCAGCCCCCCACTGCTTCAGCAGCTTGCGAACACCGCGAGACAGTGAGGGAACCTTACGGGCTTCCTCAAGCGCCTCCGCCTGCGCAGCCGGCAGGGCGGCCTCTACAGATTTAAACAGCCCATCTTGATCACGGCTGGCGTCGAACATGCCGCCTTCCTGCTGATCGAAGGCTTCCTGATTACCACGCCGCATCTGCGACTGCTGCAAGCGCGCCTGCATTTCAGCACGCTGGCGTTCGGTCATGCCTCCCTGTGGCGCGGCCTGTTCGGCGCTTAGTCCGAGCGAGCCTTCTTCGACTTGCGGAGCAGCGCCCGCAGGTTGTTCGCGGTTCGCTTGGCCTTGGCCCGCGTCTCCGGGTGCAGCCGCTTGTCCACCGACGCCCGGTTCAGCAATGCTATCTTCGATATTGGTGACAGGGCCATCGGGGAATTCCTCTTGTCCAGCATCATATTCCGAGTAGTCGCGCGCCTCGGCCATGACTTCTTCAAACTGCTCGTTCACATAATCAACGATACCCTGAAGCGGGTCGCCGTCAGCGCCAATCTTCTCAGCGATGGCGCGCATGTCGGCGTCAGTCAGATCAACGCCAAGGTCGCTGGCCTCTCTGGACACGGCCTGTACCGTCGCCTCAAAGCCGTAGTCTTCCTCCTGAGCCTCCTGCTCATAAGGACGTCCGGTGGTCGGATCGTACCTTGGCGCATCGCCGTTGATCAGATCAGCAAGCGCCGCAGGGAGAACATAGCCGTTCTCGTCAAGGGACTCGCCATAAAGGCCCCAGTCCTTAGGCTGGAAACCCATCGCAAGGTCAGAAAAGCTTTTCAGGTTCTCGTTGATCTGGCGTTGATTCTGAATCACCTTGCCATTGCGACCGCGCGTTAGCTTCTCCTTGCCGAACATGCGGCGGAGATCTGCGCGGCTATTCAACCAATCGGGATCGACGCCGGCATCAACCGCACTCTCAAAGCTGTAGCGATCTTGGCCCTTCTTAAAGGTCTTCGCGATCTGAGCGATATACGCCTGCATCGTCGTTGCGGCCTTAGGAGGGGCCGGCAGCTTCCGAGCGCGAGGCGGCTTAGCGGGGGCGGGGGCGGGGGCGGGGGCGGGCGCAGCTGTAAGCGTAGGCGCGGGTGCCGAAGCACGAGAAGCCGGGGCCTTACCAAGAACACCGCGCTGAATGACGTTGCCATCAGCGTCCACAACGGCGGGGCGCGTGACTTGGAGAGGGGGGTTATTGCCCTCGTAGTCATAAAACTGGTCAATCGTAACTTCGCGTAAGGATTTAAGTAATTCGCCTTGTAGTTGCCGTTGCCAGCCTATAATCATGTTACGACCGGGGAGAGCAAGCAGCGTACCGTCCGGAGCCGATACCACCGACATGGTCATGTTAGAACCCAGCATCTGCATGGGAATTTCCCGCACCGTGGACGCCTTAAGCCGGTCCGTAGCTTCGGGCGTCGGCTTCTCCACAATAGCTTGATATTCTTGCAAGATCGGAGCGTAGGCTTCTGGTAGGGGCGCAGGCGTAGGCTCAGCCACAGGCGCGGCAACAGGCTCAGCCACAGCCTCAGGCGCCGGACGGCGTACCTTAAACTCAGGCGGCCTTACATACGGCGGCATGCTTATCCGAACAGGCTCAGGCGCAGGCCGACCGGACGGCTGGAAAATATTCGAGGTATCGGACGGCGGCGGTGCAGGCTTCGAAGCACGGGCAGCCGCCAAATATTCCTCAAATGAGCCCGTCCCTAAGCCTATTTCAGGCGGCGCAGTCGTGGGTTCGGGCGCAGGCTGACCGGACGGCTGGAAAATCTTTGATGTGGGTGGCTCGGGCGGTGGTGCAGCTGCGGGCGCGGGGGGCGTCTCTTCCGCAACAACCTCAGCCCGAACAGGTGGAAGCCCCTCCGTAACGTCGCCACCAAACGCAACGGCGCCCAGCCCGTCCTTGGGCTCAACGGCGCCAACCTTCATCGCCGCCGAAATCTGCGCAGGATCTTCCGCAAACACATTGCCATCGGGGTCTATCAGCAGGACGCTGCCGTCCTCGTCCAGACCCTGATACGTATATTCCTGCGGGCCGCTTGGCTCCTGCAGGGTCACCTTTCCACCGACAGGGCCCAGCGCCCTTGCCAGTGCGCCCATGTCGGCAGGCGGTGGAGGAGGAGGCGACGGACGCCTCGACGCCGCGCCAGCTTCAGCGCCGGGCTCTTCAGGTGGCGCCTCTTCAGCGGTCGCACGCGGCTCCCGTTGCAGCGTCTGCGCCACCTTGCTCGCGCCAGCAAGCACAGTGGTGGGAACCAGTGTTGCAATCGCCGTCTCACCCAGCGCGTTCGGCAGTTCCTTAACGTAGTCAGCCCACGTCTTGTCTGGGTTCGCAATCGCCGTATCAACTGCGTTTTGCAGGATTGTAGCGACAGCTTCGCTCGGCAGTTCACGGCCTAGATACTGCTTAATGAAGCTGCCAAAGCCCACTTTGCCAAGAATTTTCACGGCCCTGTTAAGAGGAAGAGCTTCCGTGCCTAGTTCAATGCCGGTTTCAAGGCTGGTTCCAAGAGCCGCCTCCCCAACCGACGCACCACGCTCACGGTATTTTTGATATGTCGCGGGAGCCGTAACGGCTGCAATGTTGGCCAACGCCGGGATAGACGTTTCCTTGATGACACTCGCCACGGTGCCCGGCAAATTCTGAATGAAGGAACTCGTGCCGCTATACAGACCGCGTCCGAGCATCGTGTCGAACTCAGGCTCCGCCATCTGCACGTTGGTTTGCTGCTTAGCAGCCTCCATCTGCGCCTGAGAACGCGCGGCGACAGGACCGAATGCGCGAACTCGAGCAGCCTCGCGCGCCTTTTCCACAGGGCTTTTTAGTTCGTCGCGGATCTCTTCAACCGCTTTTTCAAAATACGCCGGAATTGCCGCCGTCGCTGCGCCGATCCCCTGAAGCGACGTGAGAACTCCACCCTCTGGACGCTCCGGCGCGCTAATAGCCTCAGGCTTGCGGCCCGGGAGGATCTCACGCTCAATAGCCAGCTGGATCTGGTAAGGCGTCATGTTATCCGGGAATCGGACGTCACCTCTTCCCGGAATCCGAACGATAGGCATCTACGCCCCCTTACCTAACCGGCTGCAAACCTCTTCCCGGGGAATATACAAAACTTGGCTTAGGTGTGCTACCCGTCGCAGGGGAGCCGCCGCCAGTTTTAAGCGCCAACAGTCGCTCATCGATATCCCTGATTGCTGCTGCAATCTCCGCAGAGCCGGCACCGCCAAACATTTTTGCCTGAGCCGCTTTAATGGCGTAATCATTCCGCTTCAGTATCAGCTGCTGAATCTTCGTTTGCCGCTGGTTTTCCGTCATGGGCTTGTCAGGATCGGAGCCGCTCGTTTGACGGCCTTCGCCGCGCAGATACGCAGCATAATCCAAATCCTTCCTGATCCCTGCAGCCTCCCTTTCCGGCGCAAACTTCGCCTTAGTGACCGCCTCATCCGCCGCGGCCTGCTCAGCACTAAGCTGCGTCGGCAGCCGCACCTCCGTGACCGCTTCCTCCCGCGCCGCTCTGCCCATGCCCACAATATCACGCGCACGTTGCAGGGCGGCCTCACGGGCCTTCTCCTGCATATTATAGCGGTCAATCATCGCCTGATCGCGCGCCTCAGCGATGTTTTCGGTACCCTCTTCAAAGCCTCGGCGACTCTGATCGTAGCCGCCGAAGCCAGCCTGCAGAATCCGCGTTATAGCTTCAACATCCGTCTCACCGCGACGACCCTGTGCGCCCGCTGCGCCGGCAGCCAGCAGAGCGGCGAACGGTGAACGCGCCTTCTGTTCGGCCAGCAACTCCTCGCGCCGCGTAAGACGTGCCTGACGACCCTCCATAGCAGCCCGCATCTCTTCGGGGATCTCGGCTTCCGGGCCTTCCTCGGCCTGCACCAGATCCTGAAGCTGCTGCGCCTTGCTCCGCAGGGTCTCAATGCGAATCTGCGCCATCTTGTCTGGCTTTTGCCCGGCCATCGCGTCCTGAGCGGCGGCAATGTCGGCCAGCGCCGCGTTCAGCATGGGCCGATAACGCGACGAACGTGGAGCCGGACGCTGCGGAGCCACCGGCAGTTCCTGCGGCTGCGGCTGCGCTGCCATCTGCGCCGCTGCTACCGGCAGTTCCTGCACCGTCGACTTTGGAGCAACAAACGGCACACCCGGCTTCGCGGTCGCAGCAGGCGTCAGGGTGCTCGGCTGAGCCGCCATCAGCGCAGCGCCAATCGCGGTCTCAGGAGTGGCGTCCCCGGTCGCCGCAGATCGAGCAAGCAGGCTCTGAATCAAGGAATCGCGGTCGTTAACGCGCGCCCGACCGGCCTTGATGAGCTCATCCGCAAGAAGCCGCGCGGTCTGTGGGGTAATCCGTGCCATCAGCGCACATCCTTCAGCCAGCCGAGCCCGTGCATCGGGCTCTTAATATTACGCTTCCCATCCTTGACGGGGCTTTCAATCGCGCCGCCCTCTTTCTTGAACAGGCCGGTTAGCCAACCAGTCTTGCCGAACGCGCCGGTAGAACCCAGACCGCCGGCAATCGTCGCAGCCAAGCCCAGAGCGGAGCCCAAGCCAGACGTGCCCGGCTCATTGCGGATCGACGTACCCGATCCCTGAGCGGAAGGCGTGCCGCCAATGCCTGCCAACTGCTGCAACTGCGTGAGCGGGTAATCGCGCTGACGCTCGAAGTCGCCATACGCCAGATTCGCGGACGTCTGCGCCAGTTCCTGACGCTTCGCACCGATGGACTCCAGACCAGACAGTTCACGCAGGCGCTGCTGCTGAGCCGTGTCGCCCAGCTGCGCATACTGCTGCGCCCCTGTGAGCGCGCGGCTGGCTTCGGTGCCATACAGATCAGCGCCCGACTTATACGCGTCGGCCATCGCTTCCATCTGCTTGCCGAGCGCCTGACTCTGCGTGTCGCGAACCGCACGGCGCATGAACTCAGCACTGCGCGAGCCGCCGAACGTGCCACTGCCCACGAAGGTGCGATTAAGCTGCGGCAGAATATTCTCAGACAGGTTGCGCGCTGCCGTCGACCCGATCCCAGAGATGACGTTCTGGATGTACGGGTTCATGTACTGCTGCGAAACGCCGGGATCCGTGAACGATCCCGTGCCGCGACCGAGAGCCTGCGTCGCCGAACTCAGGTAGGGCTGGTATGAGCCCATGCCCTGCTTATACAGGTCAAACGCCTGCTGCTGCTCCTGCTGGAACGGCGCGATGCGGGCGACGTCATACCGCTGATACGGCTGCGAAGTGGCAGCTTCCGCCTTGGTCAGAAGGTTCGTGGCGTAATCAGTATACCACTGCGGCAAGATAGTCTGGGTCTGGGTAGTCTGCGTAGCCATTACACTGCACCTCCGACAGCCTTCAGCATATTCTTAATTCCACGCTGCGGCTTCGCAATCTTTTTCACGTCTTTACGTCCCGCCTGCTGACGCACCATCTTCCGCATACGGTCAAGGCGGCGGACGCCTTCAGCGTTCGAACCATCGCCAAGATCGGAGACATCCTGCGCACTCCAGACATACTCGCCGTCAGAAAGCCAAGCGGGGATCTTGTCCTCCTGACCACTGCCGATGCCCTTGACCTGCCCCGGACCCATGTGGCCGCCACCCTTACGATACTCAATAAGGTGCCTTACCATATCGTCGTCGACTTCACCACCTTCGGCCAATGCGGGGCCGTCGGTTATAGTGCGGGTTCCGAAGAACTGACCTTGATCGTTAATGCCGTAGTTCTCATACCCCGGATTCGCTGCCCGGATCTGATCGAGCGTCACCGGAGCGCCCGCCGTGGTCGTGGTTACGTTGCGGAAACCGTAGTACTGGCCATCGGGACCCTGTTCGATACGAGTAAAGCCCGGATTCGCAGCCTGATAATCAGCAATCGTAGGCGCGCGCGTCGATGCCGGTATCGTGCGCGTCCCAACATACTGCCCAGTCGGGTTCAACGTAATATTCTGGTAGGTGGGATTCGCCGCGCGAACCTGTTCCAACGTCATGCCGGGCGTCCCAACAACGTCAATTGTTCTCACCCCGGAATACCGCCCAGCGGCGTCCCGCTCAATGCTCTCAAAGCCCGGGTTGAAAAGCCCGTAGTCTGCAACCGTCGGATCAAATGTGCCACCCGCAGTCACGCGCAGGCCAGTCGCCGGCGTCCCGCTTGCAGTGTAGCCGGGAATGGGTTCGCCAAACCACCGACCATCGGCGGCCTGACGAATGTTGGTGTAACCGGGGAAGGCGGCTTGAACTTCAGCGGCGGTCGCGGCGGGGCCCGGTGTACGAGCCGTCGTCGTGCCAGTCGTTGTAGTGCCGGTTGTTCCCGTCGTTGTGGTGCCGGTTGTTCCCGTCCCGCCAATGCCGGTCACGGTGCCAGTCGTAGCGGGCGCGTTACGGAAGAAATCAAACTCGCCTTCGCGCTGACCATAGGTGAACGGATCAAAGGTTGCAGGATTTCGAATCCGACCACCACCGATTCCTCCCCGGGTAAGACCGGGGCCGGGATCCAGAGTGCCCCCACCACCATCGCCGCCAACAGCCTCAGCGAGCAAACCAATCAGCGGCGTGAGGCCACCAATAGTTTTTAGCGTGGACAGGACTTTCTGCTTCGTAGTCGGGCCCGCTCGGCTGTCGCCAATGATGTCCGAAATAATCTCAGCATCGATCACGCTCTGCGGCAGGAGGTTTAGCGGCTGACGTTGCTCATTGGTGCTCGTATTCGAGGACGTTTGACCCGGCAGAATAACGGTTTCGGTGCGCGTTCTTGGGTTCGTATTTGTGTTTACAGTGGAGCCGGGAATCGTATCCGTGTTTACAGTCGAGCCGGGAATCGTATCGTTACCTGCGCCGCCGCGGATCGTATCCGTGTTTACAGTGGCACCGGGAATCGTATCGTTACCTGCGCCGCCGCGGATCGTATCCGTGTTTACAGTGGCACCGGGAATCGTATCGTTACCTGTACCGCCGCGGATCGTATCTGTCCTCACAGTGGCACCGGGAATCGTATCGTTACCTGTACCGCCGCGGATCGTATCTGTCCTCACAGTGGCACCGGGAATCGTATCGTTACCTGTACCGCCGCGGATCGTATCTGTCCTCACAGTGGCACCGGGAATCGTATCGTTACCTGTACCGCCGCGGATCGTATCCGTGTTTACAGTCGAGCCGGGAATCGCACCCGTGCTTGAGGTGATAACATCGTTACCTGCGCCGCCGCGGATTGTATTCGTGTTTACAGTGGAGCCGGTTGCGGCGGCGGCAGCTGCTGCAGCAGCTGCAGCGGCTGCGGCAGGACTAAGAGTGCCCGCGCCTCCAGCAGCATTTGAGACAGTAGTCCCCGCGTTGCGCGCCGCGAGTTCCGCAGCTTGGTTTGTCGCGTTCTGTGCCGCGAGTTGCGCAGCCTCAGTGGCAGCATCGGAAAGCCCAAAATAGTTTAGGGTCTGCGCACTCCCGGGAAGGAAGTTACTGGCCTTTAAAAACGCTGCAAGTTCTAAGGACGCCTGACTTCCGGGTATCACGCCATCTGATAATATGTTATAAAACTTGTCAGTAAGTTGCCCAGCGTTACTAAGGCGAAACCCCTCAGGGTATCCATCCATAAATGCGTTATAAATATCGCGACCGCCCATGTTTGCCGGCGTCAGCTTGTCATAAAAATCTAATAACATCCGATTCGCATTAGACTGATTAGTAAGATCACTGCCAATGTCCATCACAGTGGCCGCAGCGGCGCCTCCAATGCCCGAGGTCAAGGCAGGAACTATGCGGGAGCCCAGCACCGTTTGAATAGCGTCTTCAAAGCCTGTACCACCAATACCGGCGCCAAGATTGGTAGTGCCCGGTACTGAAACATTATTCGTGGCGGTGGTGGTCGGATTGGGATTATTATTAAATCCACCCGGGAATAATGCGTCTATAGTCCCCGCGGTAAGGCCTGAGATACCCGCCATTTTAAGCGAGTCCTCAAGGGACTTACCTGTGGCAACATTGGCCGCAAAATTCCCAATCCCCGCTCCGATACCGGTGCCGACAGCGGCGCTGCCAACGATAGGGCCAATTTGAGGGCCAAGAAAAGATCCGCCACCCGCCGTAGCTGCAGTGGTCAAACCACTTATCAGCGACTGATCAAGAGGTTTTCCAACAAGAAGATTGCCAGCAGTGGAGCCAATGCCTGTGCCCGCAGCGAGGCCCCCGGCGGCGGCGGCACTCCCCGCAGCCGCGCCGGGGGCAATCACCGGCGCAAGGTAAATGCCGCCCAAAACTGCCAGCGCGACGGGGATCGCTATTTCAGCAATTGATGACGCAATCGGTTTATTATAAAGATCGCCTCCGATAACTTGAACGGTCTGACCGGTGGCCGGGTCAGCGTACTTAGCGAAGGCCGCAACATCCGGACCGCCCACTTGCTCAAGGCGATAATCTGCACGCGTGCCTTGACGGGCAAGCGCTTGTGCAGCGTCCTGCAGCCGCAGAAGCTCTTCTGGAGTACTGCCGGAAGCAATAATCTGGCCGTTATTATTTCCGGTGAAGTCGCGAATCTGATACTGCACACCGGGCGTAAGCGTGACCTGACTTGCAGCCTCGGTGCCACGCGCATCTTTGGTGATGCTTTTCAACCAGTTATCAATGAGGATAGGTTCCGCTAGGCGCTGCGCCCGGGATGCCAACTCGCGCTGCTGCAGGAGACGCGGGTCGCCACCGGGCATGGTGCTGTAACGCTCAGGCTCACCATCCGGCCCGATACGCCCGGTGTAGTCGTCTTCAAGAAACGTCGTGGCCATCGTCCTACGATCCCTGACTAATCACGTCGTTGAAACGCATCGCCCATTCGCGCCAATCGTCAAACTGATACGCATTGGGAACTCCAAGCTCGGCGAGGGACGCGATACTTGATAACCCAGAGGCCCAGTTTTTCCAATCTCTTTCGTCCATGAGGCGGACCGCCACGCCGAAGTCCTCGATGGAGGGGAACATGAAGTCCGCCCAGTCCACCACGTTGTCGACGATACGCGGATCGATGGTCGTCGTGACGCGCTTCACGACTGGTAGCGCCCATCAGCCGGTTCAATGTGAACGATCACCTGACCCATCTGGTAGTTGCCGCCCACCGTGTTCGACGCAAAGCGGAAACGAAGCTCGCGACGCTGTTCCTTGAAAAACACCTGCTGCTCATACTTCTCAGCGGGCACTGCCGGGAACGTCCGCAGCGGACCATAAACCTCAGGCGCCCGGGCGTTGATGCGGCCCGTAATCTGCACGGTCATGTCGCCGGCCTGCACGAAGTCAGGCTCCATCATCTCGACGTGGATCGCACGGTTCTTCGGCGGATCCGAGACGATGAGCGCGATGTCGCCCGTCTCGAAGAAGCTCTCGACCGCATTGATCTGAGCGCCGTCGATCTCGTCCACGCCAAACTCGTGCTGCCAGATCTTATAGCGCGTCGGCCCGTTGCTCACGACGCGGATCTGGTTGTCTTCCGTGATACGGGTATCATCGTTCTGCGCGATACGGATGTCAGGCACACCCGGGCTGATCGGGTCGATGCCCGCGAGGATCGGTTCGTTCAGGGAGCCTGAGTAGATACCCGCAGAGCGCCCGGCATTCGGCAGCTGCGTGTCGTACCACGTGTTCTCGCGGAAGTTATAGATCACCGCATGCGTGCATTCGGTTGCTTCGCCGCGCGGGTAGCACCACCAGATCTCCCCGAACCGCGGAACCTTGTAGGCGAAAATCTTGTTCGCGAACGGCAGGTTCAGCCCGTCGAAGAAATAGTTGATATTCATGTTGTTAGGCACTTCGCGAACGACGCCGTTGTACATCATGAAGCGGCCATCACCGACCC